TGGTGGTACAGGCGGACTTGCACTACAAACCCAGTTTGCAACTAGCGTAAATAACATAGGAACCTTGTCCGGCGGCGCTGGAGGTACTGGGGGTACTGCAGGAGCTGGAGGTACTGGGGGTGCTGCGGGAGCAGGAGGTGCTGCTGGTATTCGTTCTGGTGGCGGCGGCGGTGGAGGAGGCGCTAGCGCCAATGGCCCTAATAGTGGTTTTAGCGGTGGCACTGGCGGTGCTGGTAGTTACAACGGCGGGGCTCCCGGAGCAGGACAAGCTGGCGGCGCTCCTTATGGCTCTGGTAACGGAGGTAACGGCGGGGGTTCCGGAAGCGCAGGAGCTTATGGCGTTAGTGGTAGCACTACTGGTGGTGGCGCTGGTGGCGCTGGAGGTGGGGCAGGTTCTGCTGGTGCAAATGGTTCTGCAGGCTCAGACGGAGCGGCAGGTTCTGCGGGTTCCGCAGGGTCGATAGGTGCCTACCTTAGTGGCGCTAGCAATGTAACTTGGATTAACTTTGGAACTAGGATAGGAACATCATCATGAACTTGAAATACAAAATCATTGAGGTATACCCAGAGCAGCACTCGATTGTTGTTCGGTTTTACACAGATGTAATCACAGAAGGTATGCTGGCTGTCGATGTACTTGACGGTGTTATCCGCCGAGGCCGGACCGATTTTAATATCGACCTCCCATTCCCAGCGCCGACTGGAGATGCACTTGCAGAACTCATTGTGTCCAAAGCCCCGTCTGATTGGCTCGCCACACAGGAAGCAATACTTAACCCAGTCTTGGATACCTCGTTGTCTAACGTTGCAGGTCTTGTTGGACAAGAGTTAACGCCCCCAACACCTGCAGTTCAAGCCGTGCAAGTAACCACCAATGCCGTGCTAGATACTGGTAACACCCTGCCTAATATTCCTGTATCCACCTTGTAAATCATGGCACGTTTATTCAAAGACCCACAGAAGTACCCAAAGCTAAACTTCGACTCCGTTATCTCGGTGTTTGAGTACGCGAATGATGTCAGTGAGGCTACGTTAAACGCGCCCATGACGCTAGAGAACAACCGCATTAAGACCATGCTGGTAAAGGGTGGCATCCGAATGTCATTCCCAGATACAGATGAGCAGCCAGTGCAAACAAGCGAAATTGGGCGTGTATTCCCCGGCCCTCCAGCATTGGGCAAGACTAAGTTCTCCACTGTGGGCTTGGTAGACGATACCCAGTTTGTTTGCATCCAGCCGTACCCGAACTACACGGTGTCATACGTGACGCAAGACTTAGGCGCTGGAGGCGCATTGGCGCTCCCTGTAGGGTACTTGGCGTATGTCTTTGGGTCGGCGTACACGGTGAACGACATTCCTTGCACATCCGATATGGTGTTCGCGGTCGAGAATAACCAAGGCGTTTTGCGGGCGCAGGGTGACTGCCGCGTAGTTATGTTCACTGCACGGGCTATGTAACGCATGTTAATTTCGATGCTAATCGTGCTATACAAGTTTAGGAATTACCTGAAAGGTTTATATGGAAAAATTCGAGTTTGAGTCAGTACCGATAAAGCAGGACTGGGATCAGGAACTGCCGCGCTATTGGTTTGGAGGTAGCCCGTTTAAGACGCATTTCATGAACGCTTTCGGCGCTTTGATCCCGTCGGGCGAACGTGCGCTACTGCACGTAATTAAGGACTTCCAGCCCCATGTATCCGACCCAAAGATACTTGAGCAGTCGAAAATGCTGGTGGCGCAGGAACATTGGCACTCCCATTCCCACGAGAAGTACAATGAATGGCTTACAAAGATCGGCCTGCCTGCTACAGAGATTGATACTCGCAACGGAGCCAACATGCAGCGGCGGCTAAAGTTCATCCCTAAGCGATTGTGGATGGCGATCATTACCCTTGCCGAGCACAATGCGGCTGTGTTCTTCCAATTCCTCTTGGCCCGTCCAGACCTACTTGAGGAGATGCACCCACACTTTCGCCAGACATGGCAGTGGCACGGCATAGAAGAGATTGAGCATAAGGGAGTCGCCTTAGATATGTGGTACAACATGAAGGACCGCCTTGGGTTCAGTGAGTTGCTACTGCGGACGGTCGGGCTATTTCTCGTTTCTGGCATATTCAATGGTCGAGTCCTGCGTATAACCTGCCTACTGCTTATCCGTGACAAACAGTTTTGGAAATGGCGCACCCTGCGGGACGGTATGAGCTTCCTCTTTGGTCGCAGAGGTATGGTTTACTCTACATTCTTGCCTTGGATTGCGTTTATGAAACCGGGGTATCACCCTTGGGACCATGATGTTCGCCCACTGCTAGCTAAGTTCACAAAAACACTCGGTACCGGTACAATATAAATACCACATAAGGAAGTCTCATGACTACTGCAGCAACATCACTTTTGGGCCTAGCCCTCCCAGTATCCGGCGAGTTGTCTGGTACATGGGGCGATACCGTCAATAATTCGTTAACCTCGTTGGTTGACACCGCAATTGCAGGGACTACAACCCTCAGCACCGACGCAGACGTTACCCTAACTACTACCAGCCTAGCCCCCAACCAAGCGCGGCAAGCGGTACTTCTTTGCACAGGGGCCCGGACCACAACCCGGTATATAACAGCACCCGCACAGAGTAAGACTTACGTAGTCATCAACAGTACGACCGGCGGGTATGCGGTATTTATACGCGGTGTTGGGCCCACGACAGGAGTTTCCATAGCTAACGGTACTTCTGCAACAGTGGCATGGAACGGCTCTGATTTTGTTTTTGTATCGTCCATTTCAACCGCCGGTGTTACTTCCGTGGTTAACGGTGGAACTGGCGCAGCTACTCTTACTTCTGCCGGGGTGTTGATCGGCAATGGGACCTCTGCGGTTACCTCTGTGTCCCCCGGAACATCAGGCAATGTCTTATCTAGCAGTGGAACTGCATGGGTATCTGCTGCGTTGCCGGCGTCTTTCCCATCAGGCGGCATTATCATGTGGAGCGGGTCAATTGCTTCAATTCCTAGCGGATGGGTGTTATGCGATGGAACCAACAGCACACCAAACCTAACAAACCGCTTCGTTATCGGCGCGGGTAATACATACTCCGTAGCAGCCACAGGCGGCAGCGCAGACGCGATTGTTGTAAGCCATACACATACTGCTACAGTTACAGACCCTACCCATAGTCACTCGGCTTCGGGTACAACTTCAGTAGGTAGTGGTGGTTTTGCAGGCTCTTCACCGGGAACCGTAGCCGCGTCTACTGTAAGCACTAGTGCCTCAACTACAGGTATTACTGTGGCTAACGCCTCCACAGGAGCGTCTGGAACCGGTGCAAACCTGCCTCCGTACTACGCGCTTGCATACATCATGAAGACCTAACCGGAATGAGCACCCCAAAGGTCAAGCTCGGCTGTGTAGCCAATTTGTTTTCTCGCATGATGCACTTTGAGAAGGCAGGGGACATTGAGCACGGTCATACACACCAATTTGACCACTTGACGTTGCTGGCCTCTGGGTCTTTGCAGGTAACAGTAGAAGGCGCTGTGTCCGAGTTCAAGTCACCCCACATGATCTACATCAAGGCCGACAAAAACCACGAGCTTGTAGCTTTGGAAGACAACACCGTTGCATATTGCATCCACGCTTTACGCACCGCAGACAACACAGAAATCCTTGACCCTAGCATGATCCCGGCTGGCATTGACCCGGTTAGGTTCGGCCCAACAGTACTGGCACTTTGATATGTTTGATATATACGTAGAACGGTTCATGTACTTTTTGTGGGCATATACCCCCTTGGATGCAATCCCTTTGGAGATTACGATGGGTGTAGTCCTAGCCGCAGTTTCCATTGCGGCCTACGTAGTTTTTGTTTCTGTGGTTACCCTGTGGGATAAGACCAAACAATGTTTAAACGAATTGGCTGTATGAACTTCTTCAAGAAAAAGCCGACCGTCGAGTTTGTGTGCCGTTTGGAAGGCGTGGAAGAACTCATGCCAATTATTCCCGCATCGGAGTACAAACACGCTTGGACAGGGCGCTTGCTAGAGGACTTCAAACAGAAGCGTGCCAACCCCGAGTACGGCATGAAGCACGAAGTGACGACCGCCAAGTGCCCCGGCATCTTTAACTTGATGCGGCACGGATGGATACTG